TGATGAACCACGGGGGAATATGACCCAGTCCCCTACTTTTACATAAGGACCGCTTGGAAACTGATCGCCCTTATAACTATCAGGACCAAGCTTTAATACCATGCCAACCATTGAGTTATATTCTAGGTCGTCTTTTACCGCCGTTTGCGGAATGATAACTCCTCCTCTTGTAACCTCTTCTAGCGGAGGTTTATAAATAAGAATTAAGACATTGATTCCGGTAACTGACACCTCTTTAAATCTCTCTAGCATTGCTTCCTTATTAAAAGATTCCAGATCAATTCCTTTGGTTTTAAAATCTTCCGGTTTGAAATTGGCTATTTCATGGTTAATCATTGTTATTTACCTCTATTATGTGTCTGTTAAATAGTTCAAGTGCTATATCAAGACCGGCAATTACTCCAACATGATACTTGTAATCCTCTAGCGTAGAAATTGATGCCGGATTACTTAAAATGTTCTTGTATCTATCAATCTCGGCGCTGATGTTTCCTATAACGCTGGACATAAAAGAACCTCGGCTATAAATATTATTTCTATTAATTCCTATCATTTGCCGCTTCTTCCACTATTTCTATCAGATTTTATTGCCATGCCGCTTTTAGTAGCTACGCCTTTTCTAACTTTTGCAGCTCCCCCTGCAGCATATTTATTACAACTTGTTTCTTGTTCTTTAGCTCTTTCCTGCATTTTGCGTAGTGCTAATTCTCTTGTTTGCTTATCCATAAATAACCTCCTCTTTTTCTGGTATGGATGAAATTTGCGACCTTAAACCCTCAATCTGGTTTTTAAGCTCAGCTTCCCTTGCTTTATATTCCAGCTTTAACAATTCAAGCTCGTTCTTACTGTTAATTTCCTGCTCCTTAGTTAACGTATCTATTACTTTTTCTTTCTCATTTAGCTCGAGTTTTAAAAGTTCAATTTGATATTTCTGCTCCGCAAGCTGTTGTTGTTCTGAAGCCTTTAACTCGGCTAAATACTTCTCTTGTTCTAGCTTTGCTTTATCAAGTTCAATATTCATTTGTGTTTTATATCCGTCAGCTTCAATATTTAAGTGAGCTAGACGTTCCTTTGATTCTACTTCGAGTTTCCGCTGCTCAATATCGGCAATCTGTACCTGTAGAGCTGGGTCTATAGGTTGCTCTTGCTGTTGTTCTTGCGGTGCTGCTTCGGGAAGAAGTATTTTATCAATATCGTTAATACCAAGTGCCTGATATACTTTTAAATATACCTCTCTCATGTTATGTAGCTCAGGATTGCTGCTAGCTAACTTTAAAATACTTTCTGCCTTAATGATTCTCTGCGTAGAAGATTCAACAGACGGATCAGATACAGGTATGACCTTTAAACTTTCTTTATCCAGAGGTAGCGACGGCAAGTTGAACATTTTATAAAAGAGTTGTAACTCCTCACTAAAACTACTATGAACTGTTCTCATTATTGCCGATTGCATCCGATTTGATACTTCAAGCAAAGCAATAGTAGTACCAACAGGCGTATTTTGATTATTTTCAGTAAGCCCCATCTCTGTTGCAGACGCTAACTCCTGTGTCTGAGCGGTTATCCGATTAATATATTCAAGTAAAGCGGGAGAAGGACCATTATAAGGAAGCGGCATAATTGAATCCCGCAAGGACAAATTACCGGTTTCAACAGTGACAAATTGTCCAGGTAATATTGTTAAATCATTATTGGTAGTCTTTATTCCCTTGGATTTCATCCCTCCGGGAAAATTCTGGAAAATAGCTGCATCAATGGCCATTTGCTGCATGGAGGTTAAGCTCTTTGAATTAGAGCCGAGTATTTGAGCAAGGCCGAGTCCAAAAACATCAAATCCGGGAAATAAATTATAATGAATAAAGCAGTTGATTCTTGTTCTAGTTGGATCGTTTTCATTCCAGTTTGGTGCTACTGAAACGATCTGATTAGTAATACCGCATCTGGTAATAACATATGGTAGTGGTATGCTATAATCTTCTGACGTGCTAGTTTCATCAAAAAAATCATTTAAAACGAGATATTCGTGTGTCTCATAAAAAGGAAAACGGGAACCGGTTGGATCAACCTGTTTTTGTTTAGGTTCATCTGTTGCTTCTTCCGTATCGCTACTACCTAAGCTATCTAGGTAATCAAGGTCAACTTTTGAAAATATCCCACTCTGTATGTTAAAAAGGATTTCTCTTTTAGAGAGATACCTAATATGGGTCAGACGATTTGATTCGGTAATACTTGAGCAATTATTATCAAATAAAAAGTCCTCAGGCATGATAAAACGGCTCAAGGGCTTACCCGTAATAGGGTCGTAGTAGATTTTACGAAATACACACCCGTATAAAATTAAGTACAATAAGAACCGATCGTAATCAGGATAAAATCCCTTATCTTCAACAGTAAGATACTCATTTAATGCATCCCTAACCATCTCGCCTTTTAATTCGTAATCTTCGCTCACACTAACATCAGTTTTAAATCCTACAGGACCAGTTGAGGGAAGCAACTCGGAACGAAGCGTTGCCCAGAGCCGGAGCACGCTGCTAGAGAAAGTAGTATCATAAGTCTTAACTTGCGCACTATTTCCGATAGAAGAATTAGATTTGCGAGTATTTGCGTCGTTTGGGTCTTGTATTTCCTCAATTTTAAAGCCAAGTAAGGTTTTAGCCTTTTCGATTATATCAAGCCATGGTTGGCGGTTTTTCTTATCTTTTGCTGTTACTTCTTCTAAGTAAGCAGCTATTTTATCTCTTATTGCTTCTGGAATATCATCGGCAAAATTACTGTTAAACGGAATAGAATCAGGGGGTAACTCTTTTTCTTCGTTATCCATACGTGATAAGATTTGATCCTCTAGGGAAATAAGTGCTTCTTCTTCCGGTAAAACCAGTTCATCTAAACTACCTGTTTCTTGTGGCAGGATTTGTTCTTCCATCGGCATTTCTTGAGCAAAATTTAGAAATTCAGGCTCAAGATTCTCAAGGATAGATAAATCCGCAATATCCTTTTCTTTCTTTGTTTGCCTTTTTACAGCTTTATTTAATTTTGCCTCTTTTAAGGCTCTACTTCCTACTGCCATTAGTATAACTTCCTGATTTTAGTAATGGTGTCATCTTCCTTAACATCACTTGTATGAATTAAAGTATCAAAGTCTCGGAGGTACAAAATTGTCTGTGTCATCGAGTCAACCAAATCTTTTGATTCCCCGTTTGGAAAAGTTATCACTGTTTCTAAAAACTCCTCAGCAAATGGAGTTAGCCTTTCATGGTTTTTTTCCTCAGTTGGCAGATAAATAAGCCCGCACTCAATAAATGGTGCTGCTCTCTGTACTCTTGCATTCTTATCGCCTTTTGGGGTGTAACCAATAGCAGGAATACCTGCGAGCCTTAAATCCCGAATTAACGGATCACCTGTTGCCTTTGCCTCAATAAGACAAATATCAATAGTGCTTTGAGCAGGGGTTAAGTTCTTATGCTCGCCTGTATCCTTATAATCTTTAGCAAGTCTCTGTGCTCTAGTACGGAGTTCTGGGTAGCCTACTCGATCACGCCAACTAGAGAGCAACATTATTCTAAATAACTCATCCTCGGATTTTTCACCCCATACTCCCCATGTAGTACAGGCAGAATATGCCGCTGTTGGTTCATCGGAAATTGCCGTATCCCAGCTCTGGATAATGTAATCAAATTTAGGCTTAATAGGGCTACCCCATAGCTGAAACCATTTTTTCTTGAGAATTCCACCGCCAATCGGAGAAGGTCTTTGCTGACACTGACCTGCATATCCGTAAGAGCCAAGTAACTTTTTTAACTCATTTACTTGCTTTTCGCCAAAGCGTAAGTCATTAAGCACTTCTCCTTCTTTGTTTCTTGGGTCTTCCCAAGTAACCTGATCTATGCCAAGGGAAACAGTGATACACTTACGACTTGGCTCAAATTCCAGTGGTAGCACCAACTCTACCCAGTCATCCTCGCTGTCATTCTTTCTGATATAACCAGTTAAATCGTTCTCGTGCGTCCTTTGCTGGACAACTATTCGGCAGTCATTAGCAGGGTTATTTGAACGGGTAGACATTCTTTGCGTCCACCAGTTAATTACGTTCTCACGTTTTATTTCGGATAAGTCCCCTGGGTCGTTAGGGTCATCAATAATAATAATTGAACCGCCTTTACCGACAGTTTTAGATACTACGCTTGTTGATTGCCGGTATCCTGTTTTGGTATTCTGGAAAAAGCTTTTAACGTTCTGGTCTTTAAGAAGAGGGAATCTGTGTCCCCAATTATCCTGATACCAGTTGCTTTCGAGTAAAGCTCTGTTTTTCTGCGCATGCTCAAGGCTTAAGGAATTAACGCAGGATACAGTTAAAAATCGCTCACAAGGATTATGTATCCAAACCCATGCCGGAAAGGCTACTGATATTAAATTGGTTTTACCAGTTCGAGGAGGTACATTTATGATCAGCTTCCTTATTTGCCGCGCGTAAACCGCCTCTAAATGTTCAGCTATTGCCCTTATATGCCAGCTATCAACATAAGGCATATTACCCTCAATATAAGGCCATGCCGCCTTAAAAAACTCATATAAAGAACCTTCAGCAAGGCATCTTTCTTCAAGAACAGAGAGTTTTTGATCCCAATTATTTATATCTGCAATAGACATCCCTGTTAAATCAGAGATACTAAAGGCATGAATAGGATTACAATTCTGATGCATTAAAATTTATTAAAAATATTTTCTACTTAAAATAATTATAACACACTGTTTTCTAATCTTGATTTTCTCGTACGTTTTTGGATTTGGTCTTTAGTTTATTTTATGTAATAATAGTTTATTAAAAGTATCCAAAACAAATTAGAATTACAGAAATTAAATTATGAAAATTAGAAAAATACCACTTATATCAACAATTATCCTTAGTTGCAGTACGGCCTTAGCAAGTGAAGCTTTACCTGTTGCATCAGATTTAAACATTAAATTTGGAGCTTTCGCTGTTTTTGAAAGTGGATTTGCTAAGCAAGAGAAATTAAAAGGAGAGGAAAAAAATAATTGAGGTAAACAAATGAATAAGCAAGAATTTATTGAGCAGGTTGCAGATCAACTTGAACTTCAAGAAGGCAAAGAACAAGAAACCATTAAGGAATTTATTGAGATTTTACCTAAATTATACCCTAATTGGTATCCTATAAATTTTAAAGACTGGCCAGTTGATAGTTGGGGTAAAGGGGTTGTCGATAGGGAAGAATTTAAAACTATTGAGAGTAATTTATTTATTTATAAAAAACAATTAGCTGAAAAAGAACAAGAAAATATAAAGAAAGAATTTATTAAAAGTTTAAATGAATTATATCCTGATAGCTATTCAACTGATCCTACCAAGTGGTTTAATAAAGACGGAAAAGCTCATCCAATGAAAGTTCATTATGATAATAATAATTTTTACGTAATGGAATATAATACCAAGATTTATAAAAAAGAAATAGAAAAGATTAAAGCTAAAAAGCTGGAAGAGGCTAAAAAGTTAAAAGAAGAGAACCTAGAAAAAGAACAATTATTATCTCAAAAAGATCAGTTGTTAAATAATAAAGATAATCTTTTAATTGATAAGGATAAAAAAATAGACAAGTTAAAAGAGTTGCTTTTAATAAAAGAAATAGAAAAAGAAGAGTTATTAGTTCAAATATCTCTTATTGAAGTAGATTGGCATACTATCAATATTAACACAGCAACTTGCCAAGTTGCTGAAACTAATTTAGTGGGTGATTATAATATAGAGTCTAAAAATGAGTTTTTTGATTTTGAATTGATTTAACTCTTGATTAACAGGAAAAAATTTAATAGAGTATCAATTCTCATGATGCTTTTGAATTTATTTCATAATAAGGGATAGCGGATTTTATTTTTACACTCTTCCCGTTTTTATAAAATTCGCTAAACTTTTTCTCGGATAACGAGATAAGCCATTTCTAGGCTTGAATTTCATAACATGGCCACCGCTTCTGAAATCATCATTTTTTTCTTCCTCTCCATGTTGTGGATATTGCTGTTGACCAAGAATATTTTGAGCATTTGGTCGTGGAGGCTTAAATTGATTTTGTATAGTATACTTTCCGCTTGCTTTTTGCTCAGCTGATAATTGATTATACTTGAATGGCGGTAGTATATGGCTTAACAATGGTTTTTGTGTTCTCAGACGTTTTTGTTGTGGCTGGCCTGGAAGATTTTGATTTACCCTTATTTGTTGAACTCTTGGTAGATGTTCGCCGTTTTTTTCTTCTTGATTCTGGTTTTGTGGCTGTAGATTTGCCATATATGCTAGATATGCATCTTTCAAACTATCAGTAGCAATTTTTTTGGGATTATGTTCTTTATTATAACCAGTTACTGTATATCCATAACTACTGTCAGGAGGAAATATATTCTTTATAAAATCTTGACAATTTTCATCACCTCTTTGACAAGCTGGGTATTCAGACCACATTTTTACAACAGCGTTTTGATTTTGTAAGTAATCACGATATTGATTAGCATTACGAACTAAATTTTGAAGTATTTCTTGAGGTTGCTCTCGCGGGTGATTTGATTGAAAATAATGACTTGGGCGTTCTAATCCTCCATTATTAACATTTTGCGGCTGTTGCATATACTGATCCAGTACATCACGCATACCTATTTTTTCAGAATGTCCAAAAGCAGTGCTCTTTATGGGAGTTGACATACTGCTAAATGCTCGTGTCAAAGGAGCATTAACATTAAATAATTGTACAGCTCCTGCATTGCTTCCCCAATTATCATCTCTATTTAAAGTTGCTGAACGATCAACAGGATTATAGTTATATCTTGCATTAAAAAAAGCAGTTGCTAAGGCATTATCGTTAGTAATCATTGGACCTTGATTTTGATTGGTAAAAATGCCTCTAGGGTCATATTGTCTATAATCAATATTATTTAGATTCTGGTTATTCCATTTTCCAGGAATAGTAGGGTTATATTGTTTGAATTCTCCATCATTCTCGCGTTCTTTTGCCATATGACTTAAAAGTATTATGATTTATAATTATATAATGGTACAATTATTCTATCCTAAATACAATAAAAGTATTTTTTTATGAAAGATCAAGAACTTAATATACTCCTACAGGCTATTGAAAATAAAACATTTATTGGTACAAAATTAGCAATATCTGCTGAAACTTTTGATGGAGAAAGAATTGAAGAGGGGCTTAATGATGAACAAGTTACCTTACTTGTAAATGCCCTTAAGAACAATCCATGTATAACAGAAATGGATTTATCATGTAATAGTATTGGAGATAATGGAGCAATTGCTTTAGCAAGTATTAATAATTTAGAAGAGCTTAATCTTTATGAAAATAATATAGGACCTATCGGTGCAAAAGCGTTAGCAGAAAGTGCTTTAAAAAAATTATCTTTAGAAGCAAATCTCATACAATTTGATGAAGAAACCTTTGAACAATTTTTAGAAATGATAAATGCTTTTATATGTAATAAAACTATTATTGATCTTAATCTTAATGATTGTTACTGCCCTGATATGATGATTGCACAATTGATTATGAATAATACAACAATAAAGAAATTAGTCTTAAGTAGATATTTAACTGATGAAGCTCTACAATTTATTGAAAATAATACAACATTACAAAATTTGTATTTACCGGAGAATCAGATAACAGATCAAGGAGCGGGATATATATCTAGAAACACTAGTTTAAAAGAATTAAGTATAGATAGCTCTAAAATCACTAATGTAGGAGCTGGATTTTTAAGTGTACATCCAACTTTACAAAAATTATATTTATATGATAGTGAAATAACTATTGAAGGCGCACAGTTTTTTATCGGAAAAAATTTGGAAAATATTGTTTTAAAATATAATTTAAAACACCCAATGACAAATAAGGAGCTTTATGATTTTTATTTTGCATTTGAAGAGGGAAAAAATATACGTCAAAATACAGAAATAGAATTTATTTGTAGTAATGAAGAAGTTAAAGATATTAATTTAAGTGGTGATATAGACTATTGATTTTTTTTTAAGCAGAACAAGTTTAACCTCATCGTTTTCTACATGATTCATAATGACCCCGCATTCTTAATAAACTTCTTTCCTATTTCCAATTCTAACAATAATAATTGATTTACTATGCAGATCTATTTCATATAGTACTCTATAATCTCCATACCTATACCGATATAAACCTTTATACTGACCGACTAGGGCTTTTCCTAGCTGTTTTGGTGCTTGTACTAAATGGCTTTCAACTCTATCGTAAATTTTTAAGGCAATCTCTGAAGGAAGCTCGTCTAGGTTATCTTCAGCAGCTTCTTTCCACTTAACTTTATAAATTGTGTTCTGCACGATATTTAGCCTCTAATCTTTCTTTTATTTCTTCAGAAGTATAACATTTCATAGTTTTATCGTTCATAACAGCAAGAGCTATTTCAGCATCTTCTATATCTTCTTCTGCTTCTCTAATATATAGCTCAATAGCTTTGTTTATCAAAAATGCTTTTGGTCTTTCCATTACTTTTGCAACTTTAGACAAAGCTTCGTTCAATTCATCTGGAATACGAGCGCTAATTGTATACATTATATTAACCTATATTATATTTTAATGGATATAAATACATTGTATTATATATTATATACATTGTAAATATAATTGTATACAAGAAAAGATAAATTATAAGGGTAAAACTAGCATAGATAACTGGAATGAGTTATTGGATAGTAATGTTGTCAATTATACGATTTTTTTCGTACAGTTCAGAAAACGGCATATCGTTCGTATATCGTTTTTATTATTTCTATAAAGTTCATTATTTACCCATATATGCTCGTAAAGACTTATGCACCAGTTCACCAAGTGTCAAATCATGTTCTAGAGAATAACGCTTTATTTCCTTGTGAAAGCTCCTCTCAACCTTAACTACTAAATTAGCATTTTTATTATCTTCTAATTGTTTAAGTGCTTTCTCTTTATTTATTGATGGACGACCGGTTTTTAGTGAACTCATAATATCTCTTTAATCTCATTTACTATATTTGTAATCTCATGTATTGCATCATTGTTAGTAGTATCAAAAACAGATTGCCCATCTACTGCTGACTTGGCATACGCAATTCTTTGGGATGTATAGCTTTTCATTATCGGCATAGAATATCCTTTTAAAGCTTCGGTTACTTCACTGCTTAAAGAAGTTGTAGATATTTTTCTACTGATACAGAAATAAGCTTTTGGATTTCCATCAGTAATTTGTTGCCTATGTTTTATCACGTCTACCAGCTCTTCAGATGCCCATATATCGTATGGTGATGGTTGGACAGGTATAATGATTAAATCAGAACATTTTATAGCAGAAACCGCCATATTGGTTAATTGAGGTGCGCCGTCAATGATAACCCAATCAAAATCATTAGCTATTTTCTTTACGTCCCTTTCAAGAGTTGGTCTGTCCATTCCTATAACAGCTATTTCACTATTACCTACTGCATGCCAATCTCTAGCAGAGCCTTGAGGGTCCGAATCAACAAGTAATACTTTTGAACCATTTAAGTGAAGTTTGCTTGCGATATTTGTTGCAAGTGTAGTTTTACCCACACCGCCTTTTTGATTTAGTATGGAAACTATTTTCATATATCTTTATAACTTTAGTTAAAGATATATATATCATACTATTTTAATATGTAAAGTTATTTTTATTAAATAAAATAAAGATATATATTTTAAATATAATATTTATACAGTGAAATATTAATATAAAGAAATAATTAGTTATCTTTTAAAGATGTCGTGGTGATATACTTCAGGTTCTCTTGGACGTAGTTTTTCCTTTACCTTACGAGCTGCTACGATTTCCCTATAACGGGCTAGTGCGTAATTCCGATCTGATCTTTCTGCACTTTCTATATCTTTGTCCTTTATATCAAAATCTGCTTTTTGAGGCTTTTTAAATAACGATATAGTAGCTTGTTTGCTGTTAGTGCCATATAATCTTTTTTTACTAGTCATTTTGATCTAATATTAATTTTACTAATAAATACCTTATAAGATAGTAAATATAAGTAATATATATAATACCAAGAACAAATATTAAAAATTTTTTATACTGTAATCCCTTTATTATTAATAATAACTTATCTGGATTAACCAAACACATGAGAATAAAACTACTTACTAATGTAAGTACCATGAAATTTATCATTTTAATCATTTGATTTAATCTTGTTTTTCTTAATCACTTGCAAATTCTCTCTTGCTTCCTTTATTTTAGCTGCAAATTCCAGTGCTTCCTCTTTACTCCTTTGTTGGTATAGTGCTTGATCATCCTTAGAGCCGTTGTTTTCTATATTAAGTTTAGCTAAGGCTAGACTAGTGAGTTGTTGAGCTTTAGAAACACCTATCTCTCTTTCTTCTAAAGCAGTTAAGGTACTATCTATTATTTCTAAAGCAGATTTATTACCAAATGATACTTGCAACTCATTATTATCATCATTATTTTCCACGCCAAAACCAGTATTGCGTAAATAAAACTGAATTGCATTTAAATTGACGGCGTTTAAATCATCATTTTTTATAAACCTCATAAGCCTTGAAAGAACATACTCCTTGCCCTTAAAGCGACCCCTCCTCCAGGACGTCATTAAAAGACTATCCTCTTTAAGCTTTCTTTGAAAAGTCCTGTAAGGTATTTTTAGGAAATAAGCAATCTCTCTTTGTGTATGACCATGCGCCGCTAATGATTCAACCTGTGCGGACTCCTCCGGCGTAATATCTTTTTTTGGTTTACTCATTCAATAATACAGCTTTTTTATTAGTTTCTTTTTCCCATCTCTTTATTATAACATCAACATAAGCTGGGGATAATTCCATCATGTAACAGTTACGTTTTGACCTCTCGCAGGCAATTAACGTAGTACCGCTACCGCCAAACGGATCGTATACACTCTCACCTTGCGCAGAGTTATTTAGTATAGGCCGAAGCATACACTCTATTGGTTTCTGTGTGCCGTGTCCTGTCGATTCTTCCTTTGTTTTAGACCCATAAATATTATTATCTATATCCCATACAGTAGATTGATCACGTTTACCTTGCCAATTATGATTTTTTCCTTTCCGAACGCCGTACCATACTGGCTCGTGTTTGTTATGATAATCACCACGACTCAAAACATGCATATGCTTATTCCAAAATATAAGGCTAATTAATTCAAAGCCATTATTCTCTATATGTTCAGCAAATTTATGAGTATACTTAGCACTATGCCAGATATAAGCAATATCACCAGTAAATAACGCATAAGCATCAGACCAGTCGTATCTATCATCGTTTAGCACTTTACCTGTAACTGTATTACCTCTCTCTATCCTCCACTCAGGCTCATAATTGACCCCATACGGCGGATCAGTTACCATTAAAATCGGCTTTACTCCATTCATTAGTTTTTCAACATGCTGCGGATTAGTACTATCACCGCACATTAAACGATGAGACCCAAGCAGGTAAATATCACCTAGCTTAGAAGTGGCTTCTGCTGGGAGTTCTATTTCCTCTTCTTCCCCTATTTCTTCTAATATGGTTTTATCAAATACAGGTGCGAGTATTTCCTTATCCATACCAAAAGATAATAGCTCCTCCATATCAAATCGCTCTGTTAGTACATCAAAGTCATATTCACCGAACGCTAGATTATCTCTAATATTTAACCTGTCTATTTCTGCAGGTAGTAGTTTTCTACTCGGCATTAACACTTCTATTTCTGTATCATCATCGTAACCTGCCATATATAAAGCTTTTTTGCGCTGATGACCGCCGATAATAGTATAATCGTTATCTACTATTATTCTTTGGTGATATCCATCTTCCTTTATATGAGCAACTAATTTATCCAGCATTTCCTTGCTTATTTTCCTTGGATTATCAGGATACTCTTTTAGCTCGGAAAGTTTTATATTAGCAGTATGCCATTTTATAGGAGTGTTTTTGCTCATTCTGATTCTCCCAGATCTTTATTTTCTTCCTCATCTTCTTTTATTAATTCGTTTAACAGTAAAGACAATTCTTCATGTGAAGGTTTAGGATTATGTTTTAAAATTCCTTCTTTATAATTATCACCTATATCTTTAAACATTTTTTCACCATATTTAAGAGCTTCTATCGGATTATTTTGTAATTCCATAAGGAGTTCTTTTAAAACAGGATTATTCTCTTTTATTAATTTAAAACCCGCCAGGATATTATTTTTAAATTCATTGGTAATATTTCCCTTTAAATACTGATCTATGATTATTTCTTCACACTTTTGTTTCATATACTACTCCATTTAATTTTATATGGTATCTCTCGTAATGCTTTGCAAACTTTTGGTTTTTGTTTCTTTCTAGCAATACCAGATGTTTACACTGGTTTATAAATATCTCAAGATCATCCACTGATTCCGATAACTGAGTTAAGTTCTTAGTTATTAACTTTTTCTGCTTATCTATTTGAGATACGCAAGCTAAAAAATTATCGTTTTGTCCAAGAACACTACGCAAAAACCAATAACGTATTTCACTAAATTCACGACATGTATTATAATTCTCTATTGCTTCATAAAGGTTAGTAATGCAGCTTTGTATTTCTTGTCTCATAATTACACCCAAGGCTTTAAAATCAATAGTTATCCGACTTTTTCTTTTTACAATTACCCAGTAAATTCAAATAGTTAACATTTATTTCAATCGCCCCTTTAGCAGTTCCGTCTTTAGCAATATACGCATTCACTTTCGGGTAACCTTTAACAAATACTCCATTTCCTTTCTTTACATATGATTTAACGACCTCTGTTAATCCTTTAGTACCTACTTGGCATTTAAACCATGTTGTATCTTTATTGCTGTTTGTAATCGCAATCTGAAAAGTTATAAAATCAGGATACTTCTCAGGGCTTGGCATAACAGGATCACTCGCTACATAACCTATAATTTCTATTTCAACGCTATCTCTCATTGATTTACCTTCTTTCAAAATGGAAGTTCATCACCTACAAACTTTTCGTTTCTCTTCTCAGGTTTAGCTTGACTGTAATTTATTTTTACTTTTATCTTACTATTCCTGCTATCCATGTACTCAGTGTATTTTGGATGATCAGGAGTAATTATTGTTTTTATTTCGTTCTTTGGATTCTGTCCTTTATCGTTAATGGTAATTTCAGCAACAAATTCAAGGTTATCCAAATCAGCAAAGTTTTTTATCTCTCTCTGTTTTACGGCGTCTGAAGAATTGTCTTTTGGGTGTATACTATACGCAGAGTTAAGTATTGCCTTAATCGTGCTTCTACCGATTTCACCATATTTCTCGGAATTATCACTATGAAGACCGATATAACTCCATATTTTTCTATTCTCGTATTCTCCATTCAAAATTACAAATTCGCAAGCAAGGTATACACTGCTTGTAAAATCGCTTTTAGTCGCATATCCATCAGGAAACTCTTTTGTAACATAACCGCCTTTTTTTATAAGCATTACTACTTTTGCTATGGTTCTATGAGGTATCAACGTGTAAAAGGTTTGGTCTTCGGCATCGTTGAAATTAATCCATTTACTCATTGTTTTGCTCCACTAATTCTTTTAATTTTGATAAATTGTTGTTAATTTGTGATATTAAATATTTTGAAAACCAGTTACGAATACCCTCTTTATTAGCATCAAATAAGAAACTTGGACCATTTCTACCTTCTTGTCCTACATTTTCATCAGTCCATAAAAGCTTATAATCCTCCATATCCGCCCTAATCTCTTCTCTTAAATTGCGAATTGACGTGTATTTTCTAGCTTCTAGTTCACTCATTTACTCCTCCTATGCTTGACTTGCTTGTTTTTCTATTAAGGCCAACAATTCCATATCATTAAAATTATTAACAATTGCTTCTTCTCTTGCTGTTAATTTCAGTTGACTACATTTTGTAGTCGACTCACTATCATAATCATTTACCGGCTCTTCTTCCCTAACCTCAATAAACCTTCCAGTTGTATTTGACTTTTGTAACTCAGCTATTCTTATGTTCGATAACCATGCTTTATCCTCTAGTACCTTTTCAGGAGTTAAAACAATTGGTTGTTTTTCAAAATTTTTATACTCAGGATGAACGTTTTTAGTGTGTAATTCTAAAGTCAAACCTGTTTTTAAAATAGCATTCTCAAGCTCTTCTAAACTTCCAGGCTCGATTATCCTTTCAATAAGAAATGCTACCCCCTCTATGATAATTTTTTCAAGTGACTCCTCAGTAATCTTTAATGACGGATTATTTAAGGCAGCAAACAAAGAATGATTTTTTATTACAGATTTAAAATTAAGCCAATTAGGCTTACTTACCGAATATTCTAAGTTAGCATCTTCATCACTAGGTATCGGTTCATTTTCTACCGGAGCGATTATCTGCATTGCTATCGTTACATCCTCGCCGTAGACAGACTGAATAGCTTTCCGTATTTTAGCTTTTTCAATATCGTTTAACCGCATTTCTTCGGTTTGAATACAGACCTTGTGCGGTTCTGTTTCTACAAACTTGTAATCATCTTGTATCTCGCCTGATCGCTGCTCGCCAAAAGTACTCCACAGAGCTTTAGAGAGTAGCATTTTTCGGGTTGCTTGTTCATCATCAACAATTTCTTCGTGGTCTATCGGAATTACAGGATCAGTAATGCAATCATTATCTAGCAAAACTGCAAGTTCTTTTGTTTCATTTTCTTCCCATTCATCAACAGCAGATTGCGTTGGCTTCGCAAGAGAGCCAAAAGCAAAATCTGCGTAACTAGATTCTTTTTTAGAGTTTAAAATTTTTGTTTCTACAGAATTTGTATGAACTGATTGATCAATGTTATTATTTTTATCAACAAAATCAGTTTTATCGTTTTTATCGGTAAATATCCGCGCGTGCGTATTATTATTAATATTATATACCGTAAATAATCTCTCTATACCAAAGGTATAGAGATTATTTACTCTTAGTATATTTGTATCCTTACCGGTAAGGAGAGGGGTGTGCTGATTTGTAAGTATACCCCTCTCTACCTCCAACCCTAAGGAATTACTAACTTGCAAGGGTATTGGGGTATCCTTATTTTCTTGGGTTATAATATCCTTAATTTCAGTATAGGGG